ATAAGCGGGTGCATGAGGTTGCCGCTGACATGGATTCTTGGGGGTTTGTTGACACCAAGATACAGGTCACGGCTGAAGTCTCTGACCTTGTTAACAACTACGCGTTTGGGAAGATGCGTAGTATGGAGGGTCAGGCAGATATGCTCCGCGTTGCTGAGGCAGTGTGGAAGCAGGAGGATAAGTCAGTTGCAACCATGCTCATGCTGATGGTATGGCTGTTGCGGTTTATTGGACTGTTCCCGAGGCCGAGGTTCGTGCGTTGCGGTATGGTGTTGAGGGTTCCAACGTAGGTTGGACTCGGCAGTATAACCGCTTGCGGGACGTTGCACCCCATATTCCACGATAGGAACTCCGCAGACCATGTGTGTGTTGCAAGGATTCGGTTGTCGCTAAACCGATTGATCCGGCTAGTGTTGTTGGTGTGGTGTCTTGGGCGGCGGATTGTGACCGGGTGAGTGATTACCAGGTCTTGTGTCCGATGCCTTTTGCGACCCATTATCAGGTGCAGAATGATTGTCAGCATAACCAGTATTTGGCGGCCGTGAATCGGGTAGCCTGTGCTTGGGTGCAACCCACTAAGAAGGGGTTGAGCGGGTTGAAGCAGATTGGGTGTGACCTTGTCCGTTATTTGGGACAGAGGACGCCCATTGGCTTTGAGGTGTGGGGTGCGAAATATACTGGGCAGAAGAGGGCCCGGTATTTGCGTGCCATTGACTCATTGCGGGTCAGACCCATCTCCGCTAAAGATGCTGTCATTCAGGCGTTTGTCAAGCTTGAGAAGTTGGCTGACGTTCACAAGGACCCAAGGATGATTCAGGCTCGTGGTGCCCGCTTCAATGTTGAGGTGGGCAATTACCTTAAGGCCTTTGAGCATGATTTGTATGGTGTGCGTGGTTCAGGGCCCATGGCCAAGTGGTTTCCGCCTGGCCGGGCCATTGTTAAGGGGATGAACCCGGTTGCCCGTGGTGCTCTTATTGAGCAGCATTGGGCTTCGCTGCGCCGCCCTGTGCAGTTGGCACTTGATTGCTCGAGGTTTGATGGGCACGTGTCTGAGCAGGTGTTGCGGTTTGAGCATGGAGTCTATGAGGCTCTGTTCAATTATGACCCGTACCTGCGGTCGTTGCTCGCTAGACAGCGGTACAACGTTTGCTATACCCGTAGTGGGTTGCGCTACGTTGTCCGCGGTAGGCGTATGAGTGGCGACATGAATACTGCTTTGGGGAATTGTGTGTTGATGATCTGCATGATGGGGGTTGCAATGAGACGCCTAGGGTTGAAACCCAGCCAGTGGCGCATGGCGGATGATGGGGATGACTGTTGTGTTATGGTTGAGACTGACGTTGCTGACATGGTTGCTTTGCAGCTTCCGGTCGTGTTTCG